CGACTCTCTCAATTACCAAACAAGCATCCACACCGCTACTAATTGGGAAGTCTTCCTCAGAGACTTCCACCCCCTTAGTGGCCCAGGAATCCATAGATTCCATGGACTCCGAGCAGTTAAAGAGCTTGAAGACCTTGTTGGACCGGAGGTTGACCGCCTTAAGCTTAAGTTCCTCACTTGCCTCTCTACCGATACCTACAGCCTCCTCCCTGAAGGCCAAGAATCGATACCGGAAGAAATCCAAGAAATCCTCTGGACTGCCACTACCCAGCTCTCAGCCGTCTACGGACGTTGCAAAGACCCTAAACAGTGGCTCCCAGATTTCTCCAAAAGAGGTGAGCTCAGAGGCTCCAAAGCCCCTGCAGCTTACCCAGACTACACTCCAGAGCAGTGTGAAAGAGGTGAATTCCTCTACCCTACTCTAGAATTAATCCTCCCGTTTTGTCTAGTGAGTCCCCTAAACAGAGACTTGCTGGAAGATGAGTGGTATAGGAGAGATCTCATCGCCTGTGCGGCGGTGAGGATTTTGGCCCTTAAAGAAGTTGGTCTCGATCTGTATAAGAAATTCGGTCCTGAAATCATTGATTCCAGGCTCGGAGACCCTTATCGTATCTTTGTTAAAGGAGAACCCCACAAGCAGGCGAAAGCCAAAGCTAAAAGGTGGAGGCTCATTTGGGCCAGTTCCATCGTCTCACAGATGGTGGAGCGTTTCCTTTATTACGGAGTTACCAAAGACGAGATCGAACGTTGGCATTACATTCCCAGTAAGCCAGGTATGGGCTCTTCCGACGAAGACCAAGCACGTATAGTTGAACAGCTCTCGGAGCTGATGAACCCGCCTTTAGACGATTTAATGTCTAGGCTTTTGGCGTTTAGCGACGTCAATGGCTGGGACCTTAGCGTCAAGAGGTGGACGGAAATTTGCGCTGAGTTCTCTTATTACTTACAGTTAGTAGCCGCTGGCTATGAAGCTGACTGTGACTATTTTAGAATTTGCATGGCAAACAATATAGTGAACACCCGCCCTGTGGCCCTTCTTTCAGACGGGTCACTTCTTCTGTTAGCAATAAACGGCCTGATGCTGTCAGGAAGGTTTGTGACTTCTTGGTTGAATTCAAGAGTTAGAGTCTTCCTGGTGGCTTTACGGGGTGAAAATGGTTTTGCAATGGGAGACGATTGCGTGGAGGGCTCTTTGAGCACTTACGATGTCGCCTCTTACTATGCTTGCCTTGGTTACCCCGGAGAAGCTTCCACCTTAACTTCTGTCGAAGGAGCGGAATTTTGTTCCCTCTACTTCACGAAGAAAGATGGAGTCTGGAACGGGC